GTCCTGATATGTACGGTCTTGTGGTTGTTCGTGGTCTACTTGGTGAAGCTGGTAGCTAATAGCTAACCTGTTTGCTAAAGTTTAAATGCTCTGCCTGTAAAAAGGCAGAGCATTTTTTTTCTTTTGGATTTGAGGGATACTATTTACAAGTGATAGAGAGGCGGTAAGCCTACTACTGTAATCACAAGGAGATAATAACATGTCTAAAGTAGGAAGAGCAGCGTTTGCTGCGTCAAGAGCGCGACTTGAAGTGGTCACCGCTGATAAAACTATTTCAAAGAATGAAAGCGGCGAGCTTTTTGCAATTGATGCAGGTGGAGCAGTCGCAATTACCCTGCCGACAGATGCCGAAGATGGAACTCGCTATAGTTTCTGGGTTATTGATGATTCCGCTGGTGCAGTCACCATTCAAGCAGCAGCAACAGACCCATTCCAGGGGGCCATCACTTTTGATGATGATGATGCTGCTGGCGATACGGACCAGATCAAAGCAGACGGTGTTGCTACAGACGATGACCTCCTGACCCTCGCTGCAGACACCGAGCAGGGTTCGTGGGTTGATTGTGTCTATGACAAGACCAATACTCGATGGTTGGTGTGTGGTTTTGTTTCCGCTGCTACTGCACCTACGTTCGCCTAACAACTAGCTGCCAACGATGCATTTCATACCCCCTTCCTTTGGTTGGGGGTTTTCTTTTTTAAATACTATTTATTACACAGGAGAAAGCATTATGGGCAAAAAGAAAAGGTTATTATATAAATCAAAGAAGCTAGGGAAGAAGTATTCGTTACATCCACGCGCAAGAGCAGAAGAGACGCAGTTTACTCCAGTTGTTCAAACTGTTGAGGTTCCTACCAAAGAGGAAAAGGTTGTTGAGGATCCTATTGTCCCAGTTATCGAAGTAGCAAAAGAGGCTCCCAAACCAAAAAGAACTAGAAGAACTAGAAAGAGTTCAACAGCCCCCAAGAGAAAGACAGTGAAACCAAAGGCGAAAGAAGAAGAATAACCTTTTGTTCTCTCCGCAACTACTTACTATGTACTTCAGGAGATATAATGAATGGCCCTTCCAACCCTAACTCCATCCAGTCAGACAAGTAAAGTTGTCTTAACCTCAACGGGCAGCACTGTTGCATCAGGTGATGGCGCAGCTAACACTTCCCACTATCCTTTTGGGTTATATGTTGACGCGAACTCTGCTCTTTACAACACCAGTTTTATATCCGGTGCTTCTGATCAGGTTGCATTCGCTTATAAGAAGCTTGGTGGAGATGTCCTAGATGTTGAAATTACAGTAGGAAACGTATATGCCTCATACGAAGAGGCAGTACTGGAGTACTCTTATCATATCAACAAACACCAAGCAAAGAATGTTCTTGGTAGCCTTTTAGGTTTTGCCACCGGCACATTTGACCACGATGGACAGATGACCGGTGGAGATGCTTCTGGATCTGCTGTTAACTTGGCATTTCCTAAGTTTAAGGTAGAGTATGCTAGACGCATTGGAGAAGGTTTTGCAGAAGAGGCAGGCGTTGGAGGAAACAATACTTTCTATTCTGCTTCCTTTGCACTTCAGGCAGGAGTCCAGGATTATGACCTGCAGACAGTCATCTCTAGTGCGGCTACATCTAATGAGGACGTAGCAACAGGTGACCCTGTTCCTTATGCAAATTTAGTAGGGAACAAGAAAGTAAAGATCCAAAGAGTTTTCTATAAAACCCCAGGGGCAATGTGGAGGTTCTTTGGGTATTACGGTGGACTAAATGTTGTTGGAAACTTAAACTATTATGGCCAATACTCTGACGATACTACTTTCGAGATTATCCCAGCTTGGCAAAATAAACTTCAGGCTATGGCATATGAAGATCACCTTTGGACAAGACTGTCTCATTACTCTTATGAGATATACAACAACAAATTAAGAATCACACCGCTCCCAGAGGGATTTGTTCCTTATATGTGGGTCCAGTTTACAATAGATAAGGCACCCTGGGAAGAAGACTCAGATAGAAAGAATGGAACAGATGGTATCAATAATATGAATACATTGCCATTTGAAAACATCCCATACAAGAACATTAACGCTATCGGTAAGCACTGGATCCGTAGATACTCAATGGCCCTCTGCAAAGAGATGCTAGGACATGTTAGGGGCAAATTTGGAGGTTCCATACCTATCCCTGGGGACACTCTCACGCTAAATTCTAGCGACCTACTGTCTCAAGCTAAAGAAGAACAAACTGCATTAAAAGAAGAGCTGGTTACAATATTAGATGAAATGACATATAAGGCTATTGCCGAGCAAGATGCGGCAATGATGGATGCAGTAGATAAGGTTAATAGTGAGATTCCATTGATGATTTATCAGGGGTAAAGGAGGGTTGAATGTCGACAAACAATAAATGGTCACAGCCTGATGCTCCACCTCCTCCTCTGTTCACTGGAAAAAAGGAGAGAGATCTTGTAAAACAAGTCAACGATGAACTTATTGAGAGAGTTATCGGGCAAACAGTAATCTATTATCCGATTGATCCTCAGACTACAAATTACCACTCTCTCTATGGCGAGGCTGTAAGTAAGAACTTTCTTCCTGCTATCAGAGTCCACGCCCTAGTTGAGTGGGAAGGTGTCTCAACAGAATATGCTTCAGGTCTTGGGCTGGCCGATAAGAAAGCCAGTATTACAGTACATTTTCACAAGCGTCGTTTAACAGAAGATCAAGACCTTTATGTAAGGGAAGGGGATTTTGTTTTATATGGAGATATGTTCTATGAAATAGTTATTCTTGAAGAACCTAAGCAACTGTTTGGCCAGCCTGACCATTTACTGGAAATCTCTGCTAAATGCAGGCTTTCTCGCGAGGATCTATTCGATGCCACCTGATTATTCACATACAGAAATAAAAGACGCAGATGGACATCTCAAAGAGATTATCTTCATGCCTTCTACTATTGAGACTATCGACCAGGCAATCTATAAATATGTCAACGAGACTATGGACCTTCATACGACAACAAATAAAGGATTCATAAAAGTGCCGGTTGTCTGGGTTGCTACTGAAAGGTCCCACCAGATAAAGAACAATCGCGAACTGAGAGATAGAAAGGGTGCTCTCAAATTCCCAATTATAACTATTGAAAGAACCTCTATGGTAAAGGACCCTAGCTTTAGAGGCACATTTCAGGCACACATGCCAGACCACGGAAAAGGTCCACATAGGATCCGGAGAGTAAACGTCCCAGCTAGCCGAAGGATAAATCAAAAGAAAACTTCAAACTTTAAAAATGCTTGGTCAGCTAGGAAACATGGAGATGCCAACAACCCAACAACGGGCCATGGGCAACAGAACTTTCCGTCGACAACAAGTAAGGGTAGAGTTGTATATGAGACTGTATACTTGCCGATACCGATTTGGGTTAAGACAATGTATACAGTGAAAATAAGAACAGAGTACGTTCAGCAAATGAATGATCTGATTCAACCGTTCTATGTAAGGACCGGTCAAGCTAACTCTTTCTTTTCTACTCACGAAGGGCATAGATATGAAGGATTTGTTGAAGGTGATATCAATCAATCAAACAATGTTGCAGATTTGGGAGAAGAAGAAAGAATACACCAATCAGAAGTAAGCTTGCGGATCCTTGGGTATTTAATGGGAGAAGGCCCAAATGATGAAAAGCCAAAAATGACAGTTGTTGAAAATATTGTTGATGTAAAAATACCAAGAGAGAGGGTTATTATGGGAGACATCAACACTTATTTGGATGAACTAGAGGAAGGCAAAGGTTTTTATCGAGAGTAAAGGGCTTTGCCTTCTAGGAATACTATTTATAATGTGAAAGGCAATATGGTAACTGTGCCATATCAAGGAGAACTCGTAGATGTCAGACGCTAGAAAATTTCGTTTTGTATCCCCTGGAATCTTCCTAAGTGAAGTTGACCAGTCCCAGATCCCGGCTTTGCCCGATTTGGTGGGCCCGGTTATTATTGGTCGTTCTGAACGCGGCCCCGGAATGATTCCAACCAAAGTTGGTTCTTTTTCAGAATTCGTAGAGAAGTTTGGAAACCCGATCCCAGGCAGAGGAGGCACCCTAGACGTATGGAGAGAAGGGAACTACGCTTCTCCCACATACGCTGCATATGCTGCGCAGGCTTACCTTCGCGCAGGCGTCGGTCCTATCACATTTATGCGCCTGATGGGTACCCAATCCCCAAGTGCAACAACTGCTGGTCAAGCTGGCTGGACTACTCAGAATGTTCCCTCTACTACACTAGCTAGTAACGGTGGACCTTATGGTCTCTTTGTTTTTGCTTCGGGTGCCCTGTTTAGTTCCACTAACGCTGGAACACTAGCAGCAGTGTGGTATATGGATAGCGGCTCTGTTCCTGTTCTTTCAGGGACTACGGTTTCTGGTGTTGCTTATGAGTATGCTGGGACTGTTCTAAAGTCAGATTCTTCGGGCCAGTTCAAGGTGCGAATTCTTGGCGCAGGCTCCACTGAATTAGAGAATGTGACTTTCACTCTCAGTGAGTCAAGTGACAACTTTATTCGGAAAGTCTTTAACACAAACCCACAAAATGTTGGAGCAGCTGCCTCTTCCACAAGTTCCAAGAAGTATTGGCTTGGAGAAACCTACGAGCGTTGTGTAGCAGAAAAGAGTTTGGCGGGTGTTGAGTCTTACGGTGCGATCATGGCTATTACTTCCGGCTCTAGCCTACAAGGAAACCATGAAAGAGATATGGCTTATCGCGATGCCCATACTGGCTGGTTCTTTGCGCAAAACCTTTCCGCCGACACTAGCAGCTATACTTATGATGGTATGCAAAAGTTGTTCAAGTTTGTTGGTATCAATGGCCATGGAGAGTGGTTGCAAAATAACATCAAGATCTCTATTACGAATATTAAAGCATCGAAAAACGAGAATGTCCCATACGGCACCTTTGATGTTGTGGTTCGTAGAGCTAGCGACTCAGATATCAGGCCAGTTGTCCTGGAAAGGTTTTCGGCATGCGATCTAGATCCAAGTTCTCCAAACTACATTGGAATTAAAGTTGGAGATGTTTACCAAGTTTGGGATGATACTGAGAAGCGATATCGTGAATATGGAAGCTACTCAAATCGTTCACAGTATATCCGTGTAGTCATGAATGAAACTGTAGATAACGGTGGAGCTTCTGCAGCCTTTCTTCCTTTCGGTGTCTACGGACCCCCAAGGTTCCCCTCCTGGACCTTCTTTAGTGGTAGTACGAGTTACGCCGGTCATCCGTCGACTACAGCATATGCTTTGGGTGGAAATTTGATTACTAATGTACCCGCTGTTGCTAATGCTTCTCAAGCGCTCTCTACAGTTGGATTGTTCGGTACAGCTTCTATTGAATATCCAAAGGTCGGAGCGAGAACGAACTGTACTAGTGACGGTGTTAATCCAACAACTAATGCTTACTTTGGCCTGCAGACAGGCAAGTCTTCCACTTCAACAGTTCATGATCCTGGTTATGGGGATTATCTCAAAGCATTCGGATATACTGTTGTAGCTGATTCTGATTGGGGCGATTCGTTTGGTGATGGAACACTACCGGGTAACCTAGTAAACCAGTGGGTATTCACTCTTGATGAGGTTAGCGGCACTGTTGGTGCTGGCTGGTCATCCACCACACCTACCGACAACATCACAGAAGCAACCTGGACTGCCGGTTCTCATGCTACTGGGCTTTCCTGGACTGCTACATCCACGCATATGGGCACCACTAGTTACAAGAATGTCCTAGATTCTAAGATTAATCGATTCACTTCTCCAATGTTTGGAGGGTTCGACGGTCTAGACGTGACACAAGCAGATCCTTTCAGAAACACATACACGGAAGGTGGCGCAGAAACTACAAACTACGCATATTACACTCTTCGCAGAGCAATCGACACAATTGCCGATGCAGAAGTTGTAGAGATGAACACAGCATGTATCCCTGGAGTTACAAATGAAGCAATCACCAAGTATCTCCTAGACACTGTTGAGAGCAGAGCAGATGCTCTTGCAATTATTGATGTGAAGGGAGGCTTCCAGCCGCGACATGAGAGTAACAGCAGCATCTCCTCAAGACAAGGTAACCTGGCAAGTGTTCTATCGAATATGGAAGCTAGAAACCTTAACACTTCTTACGGGTGTGCTTACTACCCTTGGGTCAAGGTCCGTGATGAGTCGACTGGTACATTCTTGAATATGCCTCCATCTGTTGTTGCTCTAGGGGTAATGGCTAATACAGAGCGTGCTGCAGATGTCTGGTTTGCTCCTGCAGGATTCACTAGAGGTGGGTTGTCGACAGGTGCCGGTGGACTAGCAGTCACGGGTGTTGAAACAAAGCTAACTTCTGCAAATAGAGATGATCTTTATGAGCTAAACATTAACCCAATTGCTAGCTTCCCTGCAGAGGGTGTTGTGATCTATGGTCAAAAGACCTTGCAGGCTACACAGTCTGCACTGGATCGAATTAATGTCCGACGCCTAATGATTTTTGTGAAGAGAGGCATCTCTGGTATTGCTTCTTCAACAATTTTCCAACCTAATGTTCAGGCTACCTGGAATAGTTTCAAGGGTCGAGCAGATCGGTTCTTGGGAGGAGTGAAGGTTGGTTTCGGTGTTGATGATTTCCGAGTTGTTCTTGATGAAACAACGACTACTGCAGATCTTGTCGATCGAAATATCATGTATGCAAAGATCTTTATTAAGCCGACAAGGGCAGCGGAGTTTATCGCTATTGATTTTATGATTATGCGCTCTGGCGCGTCTTTCGAGGATTAAAGAGAAAAACCATTTTTCTACACTAATTAGAGTATAACAGGAGACTAATAATAATGGCCAAGAATTTTTGGACAGCCGCACCAGCACAAGATCCTAAAAGAGGTTTTAGATTTCGTATACAGATCCCTGGTTTGGCAGATGGCGACTATATCTGGTATGCCAAGAAAGTAGATAAGCCAAAGGTGTCTTTCACCGAAGCTAAGCACGAATATTTAAACCATACATACTATTGGCCAGGACGGGCTTCTTGGACTGAAGTTTCTGTTACTTTTGTTGATCCTGTTGAACCAGATCTAGCCGGCTCAATGTCTTCTCTTCTTGAGGCAGCAGGATATAGAATTCCACAAGGGGTTGTTGATTCTGCAGATTTCACTTCTATGTCAAAGGCAGGCTCCGTCGCAGCTTTAGAAAATGTCATTATTGAACAAATTGATGAAGAGGGCGAGTGGCTAGAGAAATGGACACTTAACCATGCATGGGTTATGGAAGTTACTTTTGGAGACCTAGATTATAGTTCAGATGACTTGCTTGAAGTAACTATGAAATTTAAGTATGATTGGGCATCTTTTGAATCCAAGGGAACCACACCTGCAGATGGCGATAAATTCTTCGCTGGTCCGTAGGCAAGGAGGTCTAAATGTCTAATGAGGCTTTTTGGACAAATGCTTCACCTTGGGAGCCGAAAAGACAGTTTCGGTTTAAGGTTTACTTTGGAGGCCTGACTTTTAAAGATGAAGCAGGCTCCAGACAAGGCTATGAAGATGTGGAGAAGGATAATCCCTTTATTTGGTATGCGAAAAGCATCGATAAGCCAACAATGACTTTTAAAGTAGCCAACGAAGGCGAAGCAAATGTTGGTTCTCAAATCCCAGATGAAAAGATACTCAGTGTTCCCAAGATGTCAGATATAACTATGACCTTGGTGGACCCCTCTTACCCAAATGCTAGCAGAAAACTTCTTCGCTTGGCCAGGAGGGCTGGATATCTAGATGAGAAAGCTGCTAGATCTCACCATAACCTAGGTAACTTTGATGGTGATGTTTTTCGAAAATCTATTGGTAGAGTTTATTTTGAACAGTTGGATCACGGAACTCTCCAGCTTAGTGGTAAACACAAGGCAACAGCACTTGAGACTTGGGAGCTTCAAGAGGCATATATAAAGTCGATTAACTTTGGCAAATTAGATTACTCAAGTGATGAGTTTGTTGAAATAACGGTTGTGCTTGGATATACGAGCTTTACTTGCATTCAGCATGGCGTGAAAGCTTTTGACCTTACTTCTGGGCCATCTTACGAATATAATGGAGTGAGAGACACAACAGAACGCTCTTTCCAGTATTATAAGGATCCTACAGCAAAAGCTTTTACCCAAACTAATTTTGATGAATCCAATAAGTCTAGCAAATGGAATTTTAGCAAAGAATAACAATAAGAGGTGTTTATGAGAGATAATAGCAAGAGACTCACAGCAGCGGCTGATCCCGCTCCTGCGATGGTTTCTGATGAAACAAGAATTCCGTTGGACTTTTCAACCCCAACGGAGCTGGTAGATCTACCTTCAAAAGGCAGATATTACCCAGAGGGTCATCCACTTTGTGGGCAAGAGACCATTGAGATTAAGTTTATGACAGCAAAGGATGAAGATATTCTAACTTCTCCCTCTCTTTTAAAGAAAGGGCTAGCAATCGATAGGTTTCTTCAGAATGTTATTTTGAATAAGAGAATTAGTGTTGGTAGTCTACTATCTGGCGATAAAAATGCTATTCTTGTTTCTTCCCGAATTAATGGATTCGGAGCAGAATATACTACAAAAGTAACTTGTCCTGCTTGTATGAAAATTTCTGAAAATACATTTGACTTATCGGAAGTAGAAACATATATCGGTGATAACTTTGATGACCACGATATTACACCTACAGAAAACAATACCTTTATTGTGAAATTGCCCAGGACAAGCTTTGAAGTAGAGGTTCGTCTTCTAACTTCCAAGGATGAAAATGAGCTTGCTTCGAAAATGCAACAGGCTAAAAAGCGTGGAGCCCATGAAACAAACTTGACCGATCAACTAAAAAAGATTATTGTATCTGTAAATGGAGTTGATGAGTATAAGACCATTAGTCGAGTAATTGACGTTTTACCAGCTTTTGACTCTCGTTATCTGCGAGCAGCATATCTCAAACTAGTGCCTGGTTTGGATATGACCCAGCAATTCACTTGTGGATCGTGCGGATTTGAGAAGGAGGTAGATATCCCCCTAACGGTGGACTTTTTTTGGTCTAAGCAATGATTATATTGCGAATGTTTATGAAGAGTTATTTCTTCTAAAATACCACGGAAATTGGTCGTTTATGGAAGCTTATAACCTCCCTATAACCATTCGTCGTTGGTTCTTGCAAAGACTTGTTGAACAATTTGAAAAAGAAAAAGAAAAGCTAGAAGAATCTAAAAGATAATCAAAGTCCGGTCGTCATTAAGACTTCCGGTCTTTTTGTTTATGGAAACTATTTATGTATTAGGGAGAACAACATTGATGGGCAATCTTAACAGAGAAATCGACCTAATGCTGGAAAGGTCGCAAAGACGATATGAATGCTTGGATCAGCAGATTGACCTGATGTTGGAAGGGTCGTTGAGTGAGTATGTTAGAGCAGTTGACTTGACACAATCAGCTATAGAAGACTCTGAAGGAACGCCCCAGAAGAATTCCCCAATTGCAGATGGTCTGAAACTCTTACTTGGGTCTGAGGATGAAAAGATCTTGGCTGCTGGAGAACTTTTGGGAAAACTTTTACTAGCAAAGGAAAAAAGCAAGATACTCCAGAAAATAAATATTGGACCCAACGAGGAAGAAGTTAAGCGTATTATATGGATGCTGGAGCTATGGGAGAAAATTCCACTGCAGTTTAAGGCCGCGCTGGCGAAAGAACCCCGCACGAGAATTGCCGTTATCGCTTTAGATAAGTATGCCAAAAGAGTAAAAAAAGCCCTCCTTCTCGCACTCAAAAGAAAAGGAGAACGGCCCGGTACTGCGCCGGTCGACTTCCAAGTGAAGAGTTGGACAAAGAAGCTGAGGTCTTCTATACCTAATTTACCTGAAGTTAAAGAAAGTCTTACTGAGGCTAATCATTGGGAACCCCTCTTGCGAGAAGACAAGTTAACAACAATCACAATAGACTTCAGCGAATTAAGAAAACAAGAACTTAATGAAAGTTTTCTGGCTATGTTTGGTGGATGGATTGAGTATATATTGGGAGCCATGTTTGGTGGTCGTTCATTACCCTTGTCGGTTAAAGGTAGCCGAAGAGAGGTAGAATCGTTTGCCAAGGCCATTGGTGGAGAGAAGAAATATTTGGAAGTTGTAAGAAGATATGGACTAGATCATCCTACCACCTACAAAAATAAAGCAAAACTAGATAACGCTATTAAAGGCTTTGAAAGAGAAACGGGCTTAAAATGGCCATTCAAGTAATGGGGAACAAATAAATGGCACTAACTCCGGATCAAAAAAGAATAGAGAAGCTAGAAGAAGAAATTCGTAAATTAAAGCAGGTGCAGACCGAAAAAGAAAAAAGCAAATCAGCAAAAGAGCGCATTGCTGACTTGGAGAAGTCCAACATACTCTTAGACAAAGAGATTAAATTAAATGAGGCTATAAAAGAACAAGGCGAAACAGTAGTAGGCCTTGGAGAAAAGAAGCTTAAACTTGAACAGGCGCTCTTAGATATTGCAAAAGAGCAGATTGAAGTAGATAAGAAAGCCGGTATCTTGGATGAAGAAGCGGCAGTTAGAACGTATGCAGAAAATGCCAGGGCTCAGCGCTCCCTGGAAATCAAAAGACAAGCCTACAACGACGCAGAAAACTTTACCTCACGATTATTCGGCATCACGCGAGACCCCAAGCATGATTTTACTAAGTTTCTAGTAGATCCTGGATCCTTCTCTAGTGGCCTCTCGATGGGTATCAAGGAAATTGTTGACCCTCTGAGCCTCATGACCTCAACTATTGATAAAGCAGTCGAGGCTACAGTGGGTCTTGCCATAGAGCAAGATCAGGCAGTGGTCAGCTTTCGAAAATCTACTGGAGCTTCTGGCGAGTTTGACAACAATATTAGAGATTTAGAGCGTGGCCTCTTCACAGCAGGTGTGAGTGCCGCAGAAGCAGGTGAATCTATTCAAACATTGTTTGTGAATGTTACCGATTTTACGGAGATGTCCGAAAACCAGCAAGAAGAGTTGGCAGGAACAGTTGCAGTATTAAATGAACTAGGAGTATCAGCTCAAACTAGCGCAAAAAACATTCAGTTTGCGACAAAGGTTCTGGGCATGAATACAAAGCAGGCAGCTGGACTTCAAAGAGAGTTATTTACTTTTGCCCAGGACTTGGGAGTGTCTGTTGATCAGATAGCAAGTGATTTTGAGACAATGGGCCCTCTTATTGCTGCTTTGGGAGATAATGGCGTTGACGCTTTCAGGAAACTTGAAGTTCAAGCTAAAAATACTGGCCTAGCTATGGCAGATCTG